TCAAACGTATTAAGAGCTTCAACCACAAGACCGCTAGAGAAGATTGCAGCAGCTCCGTATTTAGTTACCATAGTTTCAGCATCGATAACGCCGGTGTTTGGNGCCTGATTAAAATCTTTATCACCCATAGAAGATAAGAAAGAAATACCAGCAAAGCTATGGCGNTTTTTATATACGTAATGCTCTACCTCATCCCAGTCCTCTACGATGATAGTATTTGATACGTTATGACGGATACCTTTGTCTGCACATAACTCTTCGTTTGTGCCGGCATTTACCCAATGCTCTTGAGCTAGCTTTACCTTTTCTAAATGGCGTACGCCGATCAAATCGTCTTTGAGCATAGATCCTTCTTTTGGAAGAATTGGAAATGACACAACTACGTCTGTTCCGCCTGAAGACCAAACTGATTCTTCAACCATATGTGGATTTCGATTTTGTATTGCCTGAGTAACCTCAGACTCTTTATTCATTTGAACATTACGTATGTACATGCTAGAATGCTCAGCGTGAATACCGCTAGCAGTTTGCAATAAAACCGAAGCATTGCCGCTTGGTTTGACACAAGTTGTTCTAGCCGCTGTGTTGATTCCAATAACTCCTGCAACTTCTCTGTTGACTTGTTTGACAATGGCTGCCCCTTCCTCAAGTATTTCTGGATTAAACAGAATATCAGGATTATTCATCCATCCTGTAATTGACACGCCAAGTAAAGCTTCACGATCAAAAATATCTTTAGTCGTATCTGGTAAGAATTTAAAGTCAGTATATCCTGCCTGGAGTGTGCCTAGGATCGCACCAGCGCGGCATGCAAGAAAGAAATCTTCTTTAGTTACGCATTTACCACCATTAATTTCTGTAAGATTGCATCCCTGCCAACCAGACTTACCGTCAAGCTGTGGAAACATTCCGATCTCGACACATGGATTAGTTGTATGTTCTGTTGACTCTACAAATACAAAGCCTGGTTCACCAAACTCTTTTACATTCGTCATTATATTGCCAAACTGTTCAGGCGTAGTTGTATCTCGAACAATAACGGCAGAGTTATTTGATCGACCACGTTGTGGATTTTCAACAAACCAATTGCCTGTTTTAGCTGACATCATTTCTTCATCGTCGGGTGAGAACAAACAGATAGTAGCTGAACGGCGAACACCGCCTGATAAAACGGCATCAGCTGTATGCATACAAATATCATACACATTAATCGGCCGTAAGGGAATAGATTGCTTTGCATCAATTACGATATCTTGTAATAGATGTTCAATTTTATCAAGAGCACGACGTAGNCCATCTGGACCAGGCGCTTTAAATCCACCAGAGATTTTAGATCCCTTAGGACGAATGTTTGACAAATCAAAATAGACACGGCGGCCAGCATAATCTGGATATTTACCACCGTCTATAAAATATGATGACATAAGAATATCAACAGCAGTTGCCCATCCTTCTATGTCGTCTGTAACTACGTGAGTTTTTGCTGGCTTACTTCGTGCCGTAACATTTGGAAGTTTAGCGATATGGTGCTCTTGNACCGAAAATCCTGCACCAGCGCCACANAATAAAATATAAAAGATTTCACCAAAAAATGCTGCACGGTCTGCGTATGAAGAAGTACAGTTGTACATTCTCATTTGATGCTTAAGCAATTGATCTCCACCAAACTGCAGNGCACGTTGAGCGCCTAATACTCTTTGTTCTTTATAGGCATGTCTAGCTTCTTCTAAATAAGGCTTTAACCCGTTATCNTTTTCTTTGTATTGATTTGCGTGCATTTCGATCACACGATCTACAGCTTCCTCCCATGTTTCGTACCTTTCGTTTTCGTCGTTAAAGCGTGAGTAACTATCGTAAAACTTCGTTTCAGACAAAAGTTTACGTGTGTCAACAGAAGCTGTTGCCATTGCAATTTCCTTTATGTAAATGATTATCTCGTATGTGGTATTATATATCAGAACCACGATCTTGTACATAGCAATATATGCTATTTTAACTATTAAAATAACAATATATGGTAAAAATATTTATTTATTTTTATTTGTATTTTCTTGAATTTGTGTTTCGTAATACGCGATAATTTCTTTTTGTTGAAGTATNTATCTGCGTAAATCAGCTATGCCTAATGACAGGTTTTCATAGCCCTTTGGCGTAATAGCCATGAAGGCGGCAACACCACCGGCTTCTTTAATTCGTTCAATAGCTTCTTCTAAGTTATCTTCATTCACGACAAACCATTGAACGTCAGGCATATCAACCGGTTTCGGTGGTGCCTGTGTCGGAATATTTGGATAAACAAATTCTGTCTCAGTTACTACTATCTGTTCCGGTGTCTTCGCGCAACTCGCTAGTAGTAGAAGGAGAGGTATCAGATAAAATATTTTGTATGAGTCTGTCCACGCCACGATTAATCCTCCGCTCTAGATCCGCCGGATCTTCGAGAGCTTCTCTTGTTATATCAATTTGACTAAATCTTTTTCTAAGCCTGTCAAGTCCGGCCTCTGACTTCTGTAATGCTTGTTGCAACTCGACTATCATTAGAGCGTTCTCGCCAGCTTCATCTTGCAATTCGCTTACTGTTTTTTCTAAGGTTTCAGTTGCACCTTTTAGTAAAACATTATTTTCTCTTAACTGTGCTTTCTCAGCTTCTGAGTTTTGGTAATACCAATATGCGGTATAGCCAATTCCACCAAACGTAGCTACTAAAAAGCAAAAGAGATAAATTCTAATCATTGTCTAAATATTTTCTAAAACGNTTTAGAACCTTAGGNTCTCTNTCTTTTCTTCTACGTTTATCTATAACAACGGTTCCTGATGGATTATCTCCGGCTCCTACAACAGATCCGGTCGTTGTTCCAATGTTTTCTTGAGCCTTTCTAATAGCGTCAGAAGTAGGTGCACCCTTTTCTCCTTTTTTACGCATCTTTTTACCAGCCCTGCGTTTNGCCCATATGTTTGCCCATAGTCCTGCTTCATTCATTTGATAAGCTCCATTGACGATATATGTATTGTTTGATTTGTATTCACATGAATGGCTTCGTAAATATCTATGCCATATACATCATCTATAGGATATGCATTCTCTTGTACTCTGACTTTATCTTTTGCCTTTACTACGTCTTCGAAAGAAGAACTTAGCATTTTATTATTTTGCAATCTATAGGTTCCAGGAGATAGCATTCTATCATCACAAACAAACCATTTATTTTCTGTTAACATAAACTCCTTAGAGTCTAAGCCTAATTCTTCCATAATCTTTTCGATAGATTTTTCTGATAGATTGCCATCTTCTTTAATTAGATAAAGAGCCGATGCGTATGAGCCAATTTTTCCACCAGGTATAAGTCTTTTAATATTGTAAACAAGCCGATGAAAGGGCGTGTATATGTTTTTTTCTTCTTCGCCTTTTGCCTTACGAAGCTTTTTACCTGTTTCGTCGATAATACCCATACGATATGCATCAGTCTTCTCAAAAGGAGTTACTAACAACTTAAGAAATCTAAATGTGTATACTAAATCGGCTGCTCTTTTAATAACACCCATTATATTTTCCTTAACGTTTCAACCACCAAATCATCCATACTATATTCTGTATATTCAGTATTTTTAATATATCTTAGAAATATAAGAAACGGTTTAATGACTGGCCAATGTCTTTGATCTAATTTTAACTCTAATATTTTACATCCAGCTTCAATACCAAACATATTAAAAATAACAATAAGATGATTAAGAATCAATCGTTCTGATAATTCGTTAGTAGCTAGGTAACGATTTACTAATCTTTTAATATATTTAAATCTTTTCAAGTCTTCGTAAAAATCCTCTGAGCTTGCGACCAGAGGATTATGATAGTTTTGNGCCGCATACAAAAGCAAATTGCTCTCGGTTACATTATCAAATTTCATTGTGCTTCCAATAATAAGTACTTTGACTTATTTATCAGTTATNCACAACTTCCTTTAGTTCTTCAATTAGAAGGTCTTTACCTTTTCTACGATCCAACTCAACGCCCATAGTTCTGCCATGAGCTTCAAGTTCCATCTTGGTCATTTCATCTAAGCTTTTGTGGTTCGGCGGCGCTTCATTAAGTTGAGTGGCGACAGGCGGTTCAACTTTTTCCCTTGGAGCTTTAATCGGCCTAGTAGATTTTTTTTCCGTTACACCCATATATGAATCGATATCNTCTTGTGCTATCGCTTGAGATTTTAGTAATTCATTTGATCTAGGGTCCCTCCAACCGGTAAGTGTAGGGACTGCATTCTTCGCCCAGCTGGGCGGGTTAATTGCTGCCATTTGTGACTGCTCCTTTTACTGGATTAACAACATTCTTATCGCCCTTCATATTATCATTGGGGCGAGCCTTTGCTGAAGGACCTTTACGACCAGCTTCTGCTGCATCGACGTGGCCTTTAGCTTCAGTATCATTTACTTCAGGCTTATGATCTTTTTTCATTTTCTTTGCAGAAGGTGAATCCTTAGAATCCATCTCTTCAGGAGCTGTAGCACCTGCAGTATGAGATTGCTTTTCCATGATACGAGCGTATACTGGCCATTTAGTTGATTCTTTAAAAACACTTGGGTGATTAGATTTTGCGTCACTATGGCTACCATAATGTTTAGGTAAGTACTTTTGAAGATTTTTCTTTGTACCAATAGCATAATGGCCATGATTATGTGGAGCTAAAGTAATCTTATGTTCCTTAGCATGTGGGTCATGACCACCCATGTGATCGATATCTACATGCATAGTATTTTCATTCATTTCTGTGGATTCTTTAACGTCTTCGTTGCAAGAACCCTCATGAACTTTATCTGTATCAGTCTCTTGACGTGGTTTGACTTCAGACTTTTCGCCTTTTTTCTTTGAGCGTAATTTCTTAAAGTCAGCTGCATCAATGTCACCATCATCATCGTGATCTAGTTTATGCTGATCACCTTTTAGAGCTTCGTTAGCATCTTTCTTTGGAATTTCAAAAGGTGCTTTAGGCAGAGTTACTGCTGCTTTACCCTTTTCGGATGACGCTGATGCTTTAGCAAGTTTCTTTGCTAAAGCTGCTTTTGCTGATTCCTGGACCTGTTGCAGAGC